GAGGTAGATCTAGATGGCAGGTATAAAGACACGCAAAGGACAACAGACTGTCCACACACGCTATTACGCGAAAGGACAGGAGTGGAAACCCTGCAGGATCATACAAAAGAAAAGATACGGCAACGGCACGAGAACGTTCATGGGGGCACAATCAGTGCAGACGGGAGACATCTACAAGAACTCACACGGCAACACAGCACCATGGCACTCAATACGGTTCACATCAATCAAGCCAGAGACGTTAGACTAGTGGACGACTGGATGAATCCTTGGCCAATACCAGGAGAAAAAACTTTAAATACAATAAAGGAGACATATGACAAAATCAAAAAACGTTTCAGCACCTAGAGGTTTCCATTGGATGAAGAAAGGCACATCATACAGATTGATGAAAGGTGCCTACAAGCCACACAAAGGTGCAGTCAAAAAAGCAAAATTCAAGACAGTAAAATCACACAAAGGTTATTAGTGCGTTGCGTCATACTAGGCAATGGTCCCAGCAGACTGTTGCACGACATCAGTGCGATCAATGTTCCCACATTTGGTTGCAATGAAATCTACAGAGAGCATCGTGTGGATTACCTGTTGGCACAGGACAAAAAAATACTGCATCAGATGCAACAGGATGGCATAGACCAACCAGTGTATGTGCCTTACATGGTATGGAGGCAGTTTTCCAACAACACATACACACAGATACCTGATATGAGGCCAATCAAGACCAACATGGTGACCAAATCATACCTCACAGGTGAATGGTGCATAATATTGGCCAGCCAATTGGGTTTCAAAGAATGCCTGTTGTTGGGTTTTGATGGTGGTGTGGAAAGCATATACAGGGCAAACTACAAACACGCACAACCAACAGCAGAAAGATATGCCAAGACATTGGAACATATAAAAAAAGAATACAAAATTAATCTATCATTTGGTTAAATATGTTTGCAGACAACCGCAAGGCCTGCTGATGTCAAATAATTTTTGGCTATTTGGTAGAGATATGATTCTACAAGCAAAGAACGTTCATTGCTAGTAGGGACAACCGCAAGGCCCCAAACACATTAACACAATTCCCAGCGTTTATTATAACATAAACCATACTACAAGGAGACCATAACATGGCACTAGTAACACACGGTGGAACATCAGTTAGTAATGCATTTACAACTATGTTCAGCGACGATGTAAAACACGCTTATCAGCAACTTACATCACAATTAGTTGGTTCAGTTAGAGTTGTAAGAAACGTAACTGGCTCAACTTACAAGTTTAATACTTTGACAAAAGGTGGAAGTATTAAAAACAAAGCAAGGTTTGAAGATATTTCAGCAATGTCTGAAACAACTAAGGGTCTTGCTGGATCAGGTGCATACACAGGAGGAACTGTTCAGAATGCAACGGTAACTGCAACTTTAGCAAATTACCATTCAGGTGAATATGTAGACTCTATGGATGAGATCAAAACAAACGTGGATCTTAGAACTACGTTTGCGGAAGCAATTGGTGGAGCACTCGCAAGAGCGGCTGACCAAGCGATCGTTGATGCCTTAGATGCATCTACACCAACAAACATCAAAACAACTGCACAAGGTGCAAATGGTTTGAACAAAGCGGCTTTATTAGAAGTTCACGAAGCAATGAATGCTTTATCTGTTCCTTCTAATGACAGAGCACTTATCATTTCACCAGCGGCAATGACAGACATCTTAACTGACACTACTTTAGTATCAGCAACAGATGGTCAATTATCAAACCAAGCGTTAGCAACTGGATTTTTGCCTAACATCTTTGGTTTTTCTGTAATTGTTAGCAACTTGCTAACTGCAGATTCAGTTGTTAGAAAATGTTACGCTATACAGAAACAAGCAGTAGGCTTGGCTGTTGGTAAAGACGTTTCAACAAGAATTGACTACATTCCCCAAAAAGCATCATCACTTATCTTAGGTGAGATGTCAATGGGAGCGGCTGTTATAGACGCAGACGGTATAGTAGAAGTTCAAGTTACAGAGTAATCTGTAATTAGAAACTAACAAGGATTATCCTTGTTTGAGACAGGCCTCTAATTTATTCTGGATTGTGGGGCCTGTCTTTTTTTATATCCACTAAATATATTGAAAAGAGGATTATAACAATGGCAGAAACAAAAGTATCAATTTCTAACCAAGCATTGACGAAATGTGGTGCATCCACAATCAGTTCATTCACTGATGGCAGTCATGAAGCAAATGTTTGTTCTACGATGTATGAAAATGTCAAAAAAGGACTATTGTATTACACGTTTTGGAACTTTGCACTTGAAAAAAAAGCAGTCAACCTATTGAATGAAACACCAACAGACAAAAGTTTTAAAAAAGTCCACGCTTTACCTGGTGATGTGATCAGGGTAAAAGGTTTTTTAGATGACGGTGGATATTATGTGACAGATTACAGCATTGAAGGTGCAAAAGTGTTTTCAAATGAAACAACATTGAATATAGAATATGTCCAAGAGATGTTAGAAGATGATCTTGCAGTATTTTTTACAGAAGCATTGATAGCAAAATTAGCACTTGAAATAAATGAAGCAATCACAGGAGTAGGAACACTTTCAAACAGACTGGCAGAGGATTTTCAACAAAAATTACGTGCGGCTAGGATCAGTGACGGACAGGAAAACCCACCTGTCAATGTTATGCCTTCAGGTAGATTGATCAACGCTCACATGGGAAGTCCTACAATCATTGGTGGCAGTCGTTTGAGACACCAAGAAGGATAATGGCAACTAGGAAATTAAGTCAAGTATCATTTAACACAGGACAACTTGGACCGTTTATGGACGGTAGGGTTGATAGTGCGTTATACAGAACAGGTCTTGAACAATGTAGCAATATGTTATTGTTACCACAAGGTGGTATGCAAAAACGTAGAGGTTTCCAATACATATCAGCGGACAATGCAAATTCAACAACACCAGATGGTTCAACAGCACTTACCACAGTAGGTTTTCACATACAATCTAGATTGATACCTTTCAAATTCTCAGATGGACAAGAATATGTTTTGATCTGGGAACCAGCACACGACAGTGATGCGGCAAAAATACACATTTATTATCAAGATGTAAAACAAGTTACACTTACAAATGGTTCAAGCGGTGATGTGTTTCCAATAACAACGTCAAACGTGGCTGATCTAAGATTTGCACAAAGTTTTGACAATATGATTATAACACATCCTGACATTAGACCAATGCAACTTATCAGAGGTAGTCAAAATGACGATTGGTCAATAAATTATTTAGAATTTGATTTCATTCCAACTGCTAACTTTAATTTTGATGCAACATTAACTCCTAGTGCAACAACAGGCACAGGTATCAATATGACTCTAGCAGGAGGCACTTACAGATGGGTGGATGCAGATTGGCCTGCAGGACACAAAAATATGCACGTGGTTATCAATGGTGGACTTGTGCAATTAAAATCACATACATCAGCAACTGTTATGACTGCAGATGTAATTTTTGAGTTAGTTGACACAGAGACAGCACAAGGAAATGAATGGGAGATAGATGCATTTTCAGATTTACCAAACACACAAGGTGGTGGATGGCCAAGAGCAGTATCATTTCACCAAAACAGATTGATATTTGGAGGTAGCAGAGACAAACCACAAACATTATTTGGATCACAATCAGGAGATTTTTTCAATTTTAATCCGCAAACAAAAGTTGTTACAGAGTCAGGTGGTTCAACCACTGTGACAGGAGAAGTAACTGACGATGCGGCACTACAATTTACAATAAGTTCAGACCAACTAAACATTATAAGACATTTGATATCACAACAATCACTTTTCATATTCACATCAGATGGTGAATTTGATATGTCAGGTGAACCTGTAACTCCAAGCAACGTGCTTGTGAGGCAACAGACAAGATATGGTATTGGAGCAGGTGTTACAACACCAGCGGTTGTTGACAACGAAGTGTTGTTCAATGACAAGTCAGGCAAACAGACCAGAGCATTTGTTTACAACTTTTCAACAGATGCCTATTCAGCAAAAAATTATTCACTTATACACCATGATATATTGACAGGTGCAACACAGTTAGCATATTTGAACAACTATGCAAACAACAACACCAACTATGTGTTTGCTTTGAATTCAGATGGTTCAATTGGTTGTTTGGGTGTCAACGTAGAATTTTCTGTTGTTGGTTGGAACAAGTGGACAACATTTGGTAATTGGAAAGCATTGACAGTTGTAGATGATTCGTTGTATGCACTTGCACAAAGATACAGCAGTGATGGATCTACATTGAACACAACAGTATATCTTGAAAAATTATCTGAAGATGACGTTTATCTTGATTCACATCACACAACGTCAGCCAGTGGTAGTGCATTTACTGGTGCTCAAGGATTAGAAGGCAAGACAGTTGAAGTTGTTGCAGACGGATTAAAACATCCAGACGTGACAGTTACAAACGCAGGTAATTTTACATTATCAAGAACAAGTTCGTCAACACAGATAGGACACACATACACAGGGGAAGCAAAAACATTAAACCTAATTGCGACAGGAGGGGGACAATCAACGTTGGGTGAAAAAGTAAGAAAAGTATTAGTGGACATACAACTCAATGATTCAAAATCATTAATAGTTGATGGAATCACTGTGCCTTTCAGAGAACTTGGCAGTTCATTATTAAACCAAGGAGTAACAAGTTTCACAGGAGTTAAACGTGTCAGATTACCTGGATACAGCACAACACCACAGGTTACACTCACAATTGAAGACCCATTACCTTGCACCATCTTAAGTATGAATACAGAAGTTAAATTTGGAGCAGGTAAACTTGCAAGCGGATAGACCAGTTAGACACGATTTAAATTATTCACACTACAAATATGTTTTGAATAATTGTCGCTTTTGCGACTTACAAGAAATGATGTTGATGGGATACACAAGACAAAAATTATTAGGAAAATATCCAGAATTTGAAATGGGAGTAACAGGCACGTGGCATGACATACCATTTTTAGTTTCAGGCACACACATTATGGAAGATCAATGTTGGTATTGGTTTTTTGCCACACCATTAGCAAATGATTTTTTTATCAGGATATCAGGTGAAGCAGAACGTTTAATCAAAAAAAGTATGGATAAACACCCAGATAAAAGACACCTCGTGCAGGTGTGGAGTAAACATATACAAAGTGTAAAATGGTTAAATATGTTAAAGTTTAAACATTTCTCAAGTTATTATGTGGGGGATGAAGAAATATACCTAGTGGAGAGGAAACGAATTTAATATGTGTGCACCAAGAAGTGATCTAGCCAAATTAGCAATAGCAGGAGCGGCAATTTATGCCACAGGTGGAGCGGCCGCGGCAGGCAGTAGTGGATTTTTATCATCAGGAGCCGCAGGTGGTGCAAGTCTAGCATCAAACACAAGTGTATTATCACAACTGGCAACTTTTGCAAGAACAACTGCACCTTACATTGGTGCGGCATCATCAGTTTATAGCGGTTACATCAGTAGCCAAATGTTGGCACAAAGAGCAAACTTTACAGACTTCAAAGTAGGCACAGAAAGAGAAGCATTTGCATTACGTAAGGTAAAAAGAACAAGAGATATGTTACGTAAGATAGGTGCACAAAGAGCATTATACGGAGTATCAGGTGTTACCATAGAAGGCACACCAGGAGATATCATAGATGCAACTGCGGCCAATTTTGCAGAAGATCAATTTATAGATGCATTTAACACATCACAAAGAATCATGAGCGGTCAGTTTAGTTCAGATGCCTACAGCACTGAAAGCAGTATGGCATTGCTTGGTGGTTTTACATCAGCGGCAACAACACTGGCAGAACGTGGTGATTTAGGAGTTAAAGGTGTAAACAATTTATTAACAACAAATAGAAATAATCTAGTAGACACAGGTATTAAATCTGCGGAGGATGACATATAATGAAATTTTCTTACACAAATCCAAGTTTAATTAACAATGCACAAACACCTAGAGCAAAAGTAAACACACAAACTGGATCTAGAACAACTCCAGGTTCAACATTTACACAACCATATGTTAGCGGTCAATCGTTATCAAACACAGTTGATGCTGTTGGTAAATTAGCAAACAACGTTGCTGACGATTTAGCAATTAAAAAAGCAAAAGAAGTTGGAGCAAAAGAACAAACACTTGTAGGTTCTGATAAACTGTTAGGTGAAGGTGAATCACCAATTACAACATTTGGTAAAGCAAGACAAGCCGCAAGAAATTTAGCATATCAAAATTCAAAAGAATTTGATCTTAATCAAATATTTGAAGATCTAAAAGACAAAAATGAATTAACATATGATGTAGAAAAATTTAATAAAATATCTGAAGATAGAAAAGCAAAATTCTTAATTGGTGTGCCACAGGAACAATTACCAATATGGGAAGATATGTTCAACAGAAATCAAGAATTGTTTAGAGACAGCATTGAAAACAACGTAGATAACAGAATTCTTTTAAAAGGTGCACAAGATAATATTGCAAATATGAATTCAGAATTGTTAAAGTTTCAACAAATATCATTATTATCATCTGCTAACACAGGAAATATTGATGAAGATCAAGACACTATATCTGCAATAGGAACACAATTAGCAATCACTTTCAATAAATTAGAAGAATTAAAATTTAATCCAACCATTGATGCCAACTCTTATGCAACATTAGAAAAAAAAGCAATAGAAACTGCGGCATTGCAATTATTGAAAAAAGATTACCTAGAAGGTGATGCTGATAGGAAAGCACAGATTGAAGCAGAAATCAACAATAAAACTTATAAATTTGGCAAGTTTGAAAACGTAATGTCAAAAATTTTACCAAACGGTAAATTGACAAAAGAGATTTTTGATCAGATAGATGCAGGATTTGTAGATCTAAACAAAGAAGCAATTGGTATTTTAAAAAATTCAAGAAAAGATCTTGAAAAATCTTTTGTAGAAATAACAAATTCATACCTAGAAGGAAAACATTTAAGAAATACTATAATGGTTGATGCCAATGCCGTGGCAGGAGAATTATCAAATGTTGTTGGATTGACTGGAGATATGCAAAACAAAGACGGTGTAGAACCAAACGCAAATTTAATCCAATCAGAATTCTCATGGTCTACTTTTGAAAATGAATTTAGAGAATTACAATACACAGAACAACAAATTGCTCAAAAACGTCTTGATTGGGATTTGGCCATTGAAATTGGACAATCCTCTAGGATTGGATATTCAACTGGTATAGGAACAGAAAGATCACAAAATGAAAGAAAAAAATTAATTCAAATTATTGAAAAAATTAAAAATAAAGAACCATTTGAAAAAGGCAACCCATTGTTAGGTTATCTTGACGAAAAAAGTTCTAATGCATTATACGAAGATGAAGATCAATACAAACATTTTTTATTAACTGCTCAAAAAAAACTTACGGCATTTGAAATGTCAAAAAATGTTATAAGAGAACACATAAGCAAAAATACAACAGCAACTTTATTAGACACTTTGATAGAACAACAAATTATCAGACCACCTAAAGCACTAGATCAAACATCAATGGAAAATTATGTGCAAGAGGTCAGCAACTTGTTAGGTGTTAGTTTACCATTGACAACAATATTACCAAAATCAACTTTAGTTGATCCGTTGTCAAATTCTCTATCACAAGCAACAAACGGAAGTCAAATATTGCAAGTTTTATCACAATATGAAAATAATTCTGGACAATTAATTACATCACAAGCATTACAAGCAAATGCATTAGATAAAAACGACACAACAAATTATGCATATCTGGCAATGTATAGTATATACACACCAAACAATGCTAGTAATACTCAAGATTTTGGTGGAGCAATCTTAGCCTTTGCAGACAATCAAGAAAGGTTATTGTCAAAAATGCCATTCAAAGATGCAAATGCTACGAGCGATGCACAATTTAAAGCATTAGAAAATGCAGTCAACGAAGAATTTGCAAAAGGTGGTTCATTTGAAAACATAGACCTAGCATCAAGTGCTGGTAAATCATTGAAAGCCGCATACACCGTTGTGTTAACTGCAAGAATAGCAAACGCAAAAGGTGAGTCAGTGTCAGACAGTGAAGAATACGCAAGAAATTGGGTGGCACAAAATTACCACGTTGTAGATATCACAGGCACAGGAAACACAAGTGTAATATCTAAAAAGTTTTTACCAACAGAAAAAAATATACAAGATTACAAAGATCATTTAGAGGCATTCAAAAAAGATCCGTTAAGTTTTGGTATCATACCAGCAAACGGAATGACCGTTGAAGACATTAGAGATCGTTGGGATGATTTCAATTATAGTTTTGAAGGAAACACAGTAACTATCACTGATGCTAGTGGTCAATCAATTGGGTATTCAATCATACCATCTGCAGACACTGGAGTGGCAATATTTGGTAAAATGTTTGTTACACCAACTGGATATAGACAGGTAAATGTAATGGCAGAGGATCGTGCAATGTCACCGTCTGAAGATGTCACATTTAGTTTTGATGAATGGGAAACTAATTTTGTTCCAAAAAAAGATCCAACATCAAAGAGAATATATCTAAAAAATGAAAAAAATTTAAAAAATACATACGAAAAATATACTGAACTTGGTCAAGATTTTATATATGGAACTACCACGCACGATGCAATGTATGTTGGACTTGATGGCAAGTTTTACGACACACAGGAAAATGCAGGAAGCGGATCATCAATAGTTTACGTAAACAAAAAAACAGGCCAAGATGATACAGCGGCTTTTAAAAAGAGATCAGAATTAATCAACAAATACAGAACACTAGATGCACTTGGATTATCTAGTGATGATAAAAATACAATGGTGGCTTTGATGTTCAAAGCAGAATCTCAAGATTTGACGGCACAAGATCTTGAATATATGGCTGATATCAATCCTGAATTTGCACCGTTAAAAAATAAAGCAACAAGACAAGTTGTTCTACGTAATTTTAACAAAGACAGAACTCTTGTATTCCAAGGCATACCTTTTTACGGAGATACTGGAGCATTAATGGATATGTCAACATTATTGATTAATAAAATTAATAGTGTGACAGACAGAGAAGTATACAATCAACAAATATCCTTAACTCCAAATATTGCAGACGATGGCATTTGAATATTATAGACCTGATATACCATTACCTGATAAAAGTCAAAATCCAAGATTAGGTAATCAAGAAAATACAAGATCAAATATTGGTGTTGGTATTAGCCTTGGATATGATAATACTACACAATCACTTACCAATATAATTGACAAAGAAAATAGAGCAAAAAGACAATATGAATCTACAGGTGAATCAGAAGTGCCTGAAGCATTATACAATGACCCTGACAATAATCTTGCAATTGAAGGTGTTGAATGGGAACCACATATGAGTTTTGAATTATTAGATGAAATACGTGCATCAAAAAAAATACAAAAAGATTTCCAAGAAAATGATTCATTATCAAAATACTTTGGAGCATTTGTTGGTGCCGCATTAGATCCTGTTAATTTGATACCAGTGCCTTTTGCAAAAGGTGGTGGAGTAATAAAAACTGCAGGAAAAATAGCCGCTTTCAATATGGCTGTTGAAGGTGCATTGACACCTGTCTATAAAAAAGCAGTAGAAGCAAGACAAGAAGAATTAACATTCAACGATGTGGCATTCAACATTGGACTTGCAGGTATCTTAGGTGGATTGATGGGAGGAATGGGTGGTGCAATTTCAAAAGGTGCAAACAAAGTATCTGAATTGGCTGACGCTTCGTTTGGTTCAGGCATACCAATCAAAAATAAAAAAATATTAACCACAGTAGCAGACCCAATCAATAAAAATATTGCAGAAAAATTAACCGCATTATTAAATCAAGGATCAATAAGAATTGACAACATACTAAACACTACCAACAAAATTGAAGGCATGGACCTAGCACCAAGCACAACACATTTTATTGACATTGAAGGCACAGTTGGTAGAACGCAACCAACGTTGGATAATAGTTTTATTAGAATAGATGTAGATACCACAGGTAAAATTAACATATCAGGCAACACTGAAATGATAGCAAAATTAAGACAATCATTAGCAAACATAATACCAGAAAACAATAGAGTATCTGCAACAATTGGCAAAGATGTAATAGATTACAGAACACCAAAAGAAATGTTAGACAGTCTAAACATTAAAATAAAAGAAGGTGACATAACAATACGTGGTAATCAAGACGGTCTAGATCCAATATATCAAGTGCAATCAGTGGATGGTATCATTGCAAGAGTCAATGAACGTGGTGAATATACATTCTTTGAAAGCATAAAAAATAAAGATGGTTCAGAAAAAATAGGTAGAAAATTTACACCAGAAGAACAAGAAACAATTGAAAAACGGATATTAGAGTTTACTGTTCCAAGCGATGAAATAAAAACTTCAATAAGAACAAAAAATGTTGTTCCAGAAGAAAATGCAAATTTAAAAAACAAAGCAAATGATGATGCAGAAACAGATAGTTTGATTGATGCAACACGAAATCTAGATGAAACAGAATCATTTGTAATTTTGAATGGTATAAAAAATGTAAGCGATGAAGTCGCTGATATAAACAATTTTAATCCGTCAAAAAGACAATTGAATAAAACTGCAAAAATAAAAGCAGGCAAAATTGCAACCACAACACATTCAATAGATGATTTGAAAAAAGTTGGTATTGACATTGATGCAGATGGATCATTGACAGTAAGACAAAAACCACAAAACTTGACTGCTGAGCAAATTAGATTAAGAGACACAATGATAAAAACATTAAACAAATTAGAAAGAAGCGAAACATTTAATAGATCTTTTTTCAACACAATTAATTGTATGAAAGGCAAAGGATAATGCAAGAAAAATATAAAGGATGTTTTAGTTTTTTTAAAGATTTTGAATCTACATACGGTAGAATTTTAACAGAATCAGAAAGAGAAAGCATCTACCAAGCATACGATGCGGCAAGATTGAATTTGTTAGGACAAGGCAAGTCGTTGGATGGTTTGAGTAATACCAAAAAAAGATTTATGGTAGATGAAAAAGGAACCATGCAAGAAAGAACTCTTACAAATTTAGAAGACGAGTTGTTTGATGAAATCTACAGACGTAACATTGTTCAAGTTATAGAACAATATACAACTCAATTGAGTTTAAGAAAACAATCTAATATGACAGGTCGTATTGTAAACATCAAAGATAATATTAAAACACTTGAACCAAATATTTCTGACAAAAAAGCAATGCAGAGAGCAGTGGTTGCTTCACGAGTAGAAACAAACGATACAATTAACACAATAGCACCTGATAAAATGTATAGAACAAATATATCAACATACGTAGGTGATTACAGACGATCCGCAAATGAAGTGTTAAAACAAAACGGAGAACAAAGGACATACAATCAATTTGTTAAAGAAGAAAAAACAAACATTTACAAAGAAATATGGGCATTTGAAAATTATGATACTCACGTAAAACATTTAGAAGGATCAAATGCAACTGCACACGAATTTGCAAAAGCAGTTTGGAACGCTACCACTGTAAGACACAGAGGATTTTTGTCTGGTGTTAAAAGATTTTTAAAAGGACAAAGAGAAGGTGTAGCCATACAATGGGATAAGTCAAGAGTATCAAAAATGTCACGTGAAGAATTTATTGCTTTTGTTGCTCCAAAGTTAGACCAAGATGTCCACGTAAACAGAATTGAAACAATTAGGAAAGATCCAATCAGCGAAACAAATGCAACAAATGTAGTAAATGAACTTGCAGGACAGATATACGATCAAATACAAGATCCAGCATTCAACTGGAGAAGAGTTGGAGATCCTACTTTTGGTAGTAAAATAGAAATGCGAAAAAGATTTACATTATCTGAAAAAGATACAACACCAGGTGTTGCTTGGAAAAGTCCTGATGCTTATATTGAGATAAAACAAAGATTCACTGCAGATTCAAAATTTGATCAATCAATGTTATCATATGTGACTGAACTTGGTCGTGAAAGAACTATACATCAATTGTTTGGTAGCAATCCACGAAAAGCATTGGCACAATATGAAGCAATAGTAAATGACATGGCAGGAGAATCACCTACTTCATTGATTGGTGCACAAATGGAAACAAGTCTAAATTACCTACGTTATCTTGTTAAACCTGAATTACTTGAAAACAGCAAAATGAGCATTACCTTTAGTGTGTTAAGGAATGTGCAAGCCGCGGCAAAACTTGGATCTGCGGTTATTACAGCAATATTAGATATACCAACTTTCCTAGTTGCAGGTAGAAGACAATTTGGTGTAAAAAAATTAGATCTCATAAATCAATTATTTCCAGGTGAAAAATTTAATGGTTCATTGGCAGAAAACAAAAAATATGCAGAATATATTATTGAAGCCGCAGAAAGTTTGCAAGATGCGGCATCATTGCGTTATGTTTTAAATGACGGTATTGGATCACCCAGTGCGGCTCAACGAGGAGCGGCAACGTTTGCTAATTTTATTTTCAAAGCAAGTGGATTGAGTTGGTGGACAAAATCATTACAGAGTTCAGCGGCAGGAGTTTATGGCAAACACATAGGTGAATTGATAAGGGACGGTAGAACGTGGGATAGCATTAGTAAAAACAAAGCGTTCATTCGTAATTTCCAAAAATACGGTATCAATAAAGCAGAGTGGGAAGACTTGTTAGAAAGACACAAAACGTTTCCAGGTGGCATACTTGATGCAAGAGGTAGGATTGATCTTTACAAAATGGGAGACAAAGGATACAGAATCATAAATGGAAAAAAAGAATTGATTGATGAAACTTTATCTATACCATTAAGACAAAAATTTAGTGCCTTGATTGGAGATGCTGTAGATACCATGGTCATGAAACCAGGACAGTTTGATAGAATGGCCGCATCACTTTTTGCAGATGAACAAAAGTTTGCTGGGCAAATCTTTAAGACATTGTTGCAATTCAAAGGGCATCCAATCACATTGTTTAGAAAAATATATGCAAGAGGATACAAACAAGACAAAGCAGAACTAGCAGAAACAGCGGCATATTTGACTGCAAGTCTAATGACATTTAGTATATTGGTTACTCAATTAAAACAATTTGTTGCTGGACGAGAACAATATGATCCTACTGAACCAGAGTTATACATCAAAGCGTTTCAACAGGCTGGTGTGGTAGGAATAATGAGTGATTTGTTTATGATAGGTGGTGGTGAAACATTGATGAGAGAAGCACTATCAGATGAAAAAGCAAAAGCATTGAATACGTATGATATTATGAATCAAATGGTTGGACCTTTATTAATGGATATTTTAAAAGTTATGAGTTCAACTGGTGGAGTGATACAAGGAGGCTTTAGAACCTTAAGAGGCAAAGATAGTGGTGAATTAGCAATGCAGAATTTTGGTGAACTTGCAAAAATACTTGTAGCAACATCAGGTTTTCAAAATTTATGGCAAACAAAACTTTTGGTAAGAGGATTATTAGCAGAACCATTAATGGAATTCACTGATCCACGTGGATACAAAAGAAGAGAAAGAAAAGCAGTTAAAGATGCAAGAAATCAAAGAATAGGTGGAGAAGCAAATAATTTCATATTCAAAAAACTATTTGAATAACCACTAAATATGTAGGAGAGAAACAAACTTATGACAACAGCAACAACAACACCAAGAGTAGCCTATACAGCGGATGGCTCTACGGTAGCATTTACATTTAATTTTGAGATAGCAGATAGTTCATCTATCGCGGTATATGACGGTAGCACAAAGAAAACGTTAACAACACACTACACGGTATCTTTTGATTCTGGCACATCAGGCACAGGAACAGTAACATTTACAAGTGCACCAACAGCATCAAACACAGTTACACTTGTCAGAGACACAAATTTAGCAAGAACAACAGACTTTGAACAGTCAGGTGCATTCTTGGCAGACACAATTAACGCAGAATTAGACAGATTATCACAAGCAGTCATTGACGCAACAGACAAAATTGAAAACAGAGCAATAGCAGTTAGTA